AAAAGTTACTTCTGTTGACGCCAGTTCCGCTATCAGCGAAAGATACCAAAGTGTCGTACATATCTCTCATGGCGGGGGTTGTGTTACCCTCTCCACCCGCTTTGTCATAAGCCGCTTGTAGTTCTACTTTTATTGCGTCGAACTTATTGCCGTACTTCATTTGCACAGCTTGCCTACCCAGCAAGGTCGCACGTTTTGTGGTGGCACGTATAGCGTCCTCTATGTTACCCAATGTGCCCTTACGAGTACGAAATGACTGCATGTAGGAGGTCTCTGGGATAGTGTTAAGAACTAACTCACCAATTTCGTTTATTATTTTGTTGGTAGTTTCTCGCTGTTCTTTAGTGTCGCTAGGGCTGTTATCACGTATCTGTTTTGTAAGCTGCGCGATAAAAGATGCAGGAGGCGCGTTGTTAAAGTTTACTTCGGATATAGATGCTGCCTCAGTGACGCCTATCTGTGCGTCTATAGCCTCTTCTATATTGGCGTGTTTTTTCTGCCGAACCAACTCAGCCATACTAGCCATGAGTTTCTGATTGCTACGTATACCACTACGTACAGCCTCTTGAGTTTCAGACCATGCTCTAGCTCTAGCAGCAGGTGTGGTGAAAGATTCGGCATACCGCTCAAGATTACCCGTAACTGGATCAACCCCATTGTAGTATATCCACAAGTCTCCTTCACGCTCCAAGGGAGTGTAGGGTTCTATAGTGCCTTTGGAAGTCAGCTTGTCATAAAAACTCTTCATAACCCTAGCGCGTACAGCACCATCAGGTATGGCTATGGTAAGTCGCTCGTCTACGGCGTTTCTAATGTCGTTACGTAGGCCACGAAATAGGTTACGCATGGTGGCGTATATACGCACGACTGCGGGGCTAGCGTTCACTAAGGCTTCGTAGTCGCTTCTAACCTGCTCCCAATTAGCCATTTTCTCAGGGTCTTTGCCATACTTTTTGACTGCGGCAGGGCGGTCAAGCACAGGGTCAACTTCACGGCGTGTAGCTTCGTTCACCATTCTGTTGAACTGATCCTGCAGTCCTTTGTTATTTTTGCCCCATTGTACTATAGGTAGCAGGGTGTTCTTCAACTCATCAATCTGCTTACCATAGGCTCCGTTAGCTTCATTAACGGTAGTGTTTAATTTGGTTCCTAGTTCGCCAAAGTATTTCCTAGATATTTCAGCTAAGTAGTGCAGAGGCGTAGCTTGCATTAAGAATTTGTTTGCCCCGCCAAACAGCCCAAGGCTCACGTTCTTTGCGGCATCTTCAATCCAAGCTAGGTATCGCGTCTTACCTGCGTTGTTGAAGATAGGCCCATTTGTAATGGCACTGTTTAGGAAGCCGTTAGCGGCGGCGGGTGTCATTAACGCAAGAGAATCCGCATCACGGAACTGTGGGGCAGGGGCCAACATACCTTCGATCAGGTAGTCTATCTCTGATAGGGCAGAGGTCAAAGGCTTGGGCTGCAAGCCGATCATGCGCCGCACAAAGTTAGTGATAGCATTATATAGACGTTGTAGGGCGGTCTTACCTTTATGCAGGTCGCCCTTATACACTAGCTGTCCTAGCTTCTCTTGAAACGCTGGATTGGTTAACGCTTCAGAAATAAACTCGTCTAGGTTTGTAGACCCATACTCAGTATCTAGTACGTCTTTTACATCGTTGAACACATTACGCAGCGCCAATGTGCTAGCAGAGTTCTTAGCCAAGGATGCAGAAACAGCGGCATGTACCATTTCATGTAAAACGGTGTGCGTGTTCATACCTGATTTAGGGTTTATAGAAATAGTGTTTGTCCTAGGATCAAACTGCCCTGCCGATGGCGCACCATCCATGTCCACAAGGTCTGGTACGAACACTATCTTGGTAGTACCCGCCATGTCTGCCAGCTTGTTAGCGATCTTAGCCAATTTAGGGTAGTTCGTACCTTGAGCAATCGCGTACAACGTTTCTTTTAACATACCCGAACCTAAGAAACCCATCGCGCTGGGCGACATAGGATCATCTAGGTATACTACACTCTCAGTAGGTAGTGGTTTAAACAGTCCACTTTCTTCTACAAACTTATTAAATGCGGCTTCTGCTTTAGCTTTTTTACTAGCTGTAAACCCTGCTTTAGATGGGCCTTGCTGTTCAGGTACTGCGCTTACCCTTGCACCCAGCGTTACGCTCGCCGCATTATCTCGCTGGCGATCTGCTTCTGCTTGCGCTTCAAGGTCTTCTTGAGCCTTTCTAAAAGCTGCTGCTTGAGATTTGTTAGACCCCTCTGCTACATTATCATCAGCAAATGCTTCTTCAAAACCTGCTTGCTTGCTTCTTTCTGTATCTGCTGTAGCCCTACGTCTAGCTGCAGCTTTAGTGCCTGCTTGAACTTCTATTTCAGCCCTAACCCTATCTTTGTAGTATTTAAAAGTTTCAGGTTCTAAAAACTCTTCTAACCAATCTTTAGCCGCAAATGCAGCAGGTTTGTTTCTTCCCGCGTTAAACACCTGCTGTTCAACTGACATGCCTGCTTCGGAAGAAGACTTAGTACTACCATATACTATGTCGTGCGCTAATTCATCTATAGCTAACCCAGCATTTAAAGACACCGCAAAGTATTTCCTAGCCGCTAGTGCGCTTTTGTATAGTTCTGGATCAGTAAACTTTGCTTTTAATTCTTTAGGCGTGGCTTCTAACAAAAATATAATTTGTTCTTTGTCCGCAATACTTGTTGGGTCCATATAGTTTAAGCTACGATTACCTGTTTCAGGGTCTATAACATATGCGGCAGCGATAAGGAGTTTGCCATACGTTTTACGGTCAACGGCTGCAGACTTATACGTTTTGGGTATGTATTTGTTAATTATAATACTACGTATACGTTCCTGTAGAGTTTTGTTTTCAGCTTTAGTGACGTTATCTCTCGCTTCAACATCAGCTATAGGTTCTGCAGTAGGCTCTACAGGTTTAGGAGTGCTATCTACGCCTTTTATACCCGCAGGTACATCTTCCGGTTTTAACCCTCTACCTGCTGCGCCTACACCTACAGCATCTCGATCAAGGCTTGCCTCTACAGTATCAGGCACAACAGGTTTAGCTTCAGGCTCTACAGCGGGTGTGGCCTCGACCTTATCTCCAGCGGTGCGCGGCTCAACAACAGGTTTAAGGCTGGGTGTAATAGCTCTAACAATGTCAGCGTATGTAGCATTGTCATTAGGTATATCAAAACCTAATGTTCTAGCGGTGGCTATGTCTTTAGGAAATGCTACGGATTGTATAAACTCCGCAGCTTTAGCACCATTAGTATCTATCTTATCAACTAAGTATTCTTTAAAAGTACGTAGTCTTGTAGAATCTACAGTAACAGGATCAATAGGGTTAGTTTCTTCTACTTCGACAGTGCCTGTGCTTGTCTCAACACCTTCAACATCACGGCCTTGATCTGTTTCTGTTTGAGCCTTACTAGCAGCAAGGTTAGCAGCAAGATCAATCTCGCTAGTATCTTCTCCAACCGTAGGTCCAGCGGTGCGCGGCTCAGTCTTGGCTTTTGCTTTGTCAGCGCGTTCTTGAGCTTTTTTAGCATCTAGTGCAGCTTTATCAGCTTTATTTTTTGCTGTTTTTGCCTCTTTTAAATCTTTAGCTGCTTCAGTTTTATCAGCCCGTGCTTGAGTTGCATCAGCGCGTTCTTGAGCTTTTTTAGCTTTTGTAGCTGCTGCTTGTGCAACTTTGTCAAAAGCAGTATTAGCTTTGTTTGCTTCAGCAAAAACTTCATTATCTGCACGTTCCGCAGCAGTAGTAGGGGATTTTGCTTTGTTTTCAGCAAACAGATCAAGCTGTGTTTCTTTTGGAGCCTTAACAGGTTTAGGTTTAGGCATAGACTCTATAGATTCACGTCTTTCTTTTTCTAAAGGACTTTCTGATTTTATTCTTTCTTCTCGTAACGGAGCCATAAGTGCTTCGTATTCGGCCAGCTTTTCGGCGTCTGTAGCGTAATCAGTTGTTAACCCGCTAGTTGTTGCAGGTTGAATAGCCCCATCTAAATCTAGTTCGTCTTGTGAGTCTACCGCAGGAGGTACGGCATCGGGGTCTACATTTACTATAGGTTCAGGTCTTGGGCCGCGAATACCACCAGCAGCGCCACCTATTCCAGTACCAAGCAATGCACCGCCGACAAAAGCGTTCTTTAGCTGATCTATGCCCTCTTCATCAAACACTTGATCCATAGGCGCACCGGACTGTAGCCGTTCAGCAGCGGTTTGAAACGTCTCGGTAAGAGCTTCAGTCCCACCACCTTTAAACGCTCCACTAAGGATACGTTGTGTAACCTTCTTGCCAACAGCGGTAGGACTAATACCTATAGCTGCCATAGCTTTGAGGCCCAGACGTTCAGCTAAGGCTTGAGCAACAGCGGTGCCAACTGCCGTAGTAAGACTTACGTTATCTTCACCTTTAACAGCTTCTTGCGCTTGTATATTCTTACCTGCAAACTCAGGAACTAATCCCGCAGTAAAACCGTAACCAAATCCTGCCATAGTACCGGGACCGGGAAGAACTGATCCTGCAATGCCGCCAGCTATACCGCCTTTTAAACCGCTCTCAAGGGACGAACCTGTACCACCTACTAATCCTCCTAGGTACTCAAGTCCGGTACTAAAGTCGTTTACATCTTGATAACGACCCACAGGACGTTGTGCTATAGATTGTAGAATATTCTCTTGACCAAGCTCTTGTCGAGCTTCTTCTGCGTAGTCTGTACCGTAATCGGCTAATGCAGCAATTCCAGTTTTCTGACCAACAGTCTCTATTAAGTCGCCAATAGCTTGAGAGCCGCTACCACTAGCTCTGCGATAAGCACGACCAATAGCAGTGCCGTCATCTGGCCCTTCTACATCTCCATACTTGCTTTCAAGATCGGCCTTAACAGCAGCCTCTTGAGTACGAATATATTCAGATATGCGCCCGTATTCTTCATCAGTAGGTACGTCACCTGCAATAATTATAGGATAGCTCTTGCCACTATATGGACCCGGAACAGATATCTGACCCATTTATTGTATCCTTACTTACTTAAATTTACAGGTGTATTTGCTTCCGCTAACGCATTACCAAGTATAGAGCCTTGGTTATTATAAAGCGATGTGTATTCTGCATTAAGTGTTTTAAGCTGATCTTCTAACTTACTTTTTTCTTGGGCTTGGGTAGAAGATAAATTACTGCCCCGATACCCGTCTAATGAGGCTTGCACTGCCTTAATTTGTTTTGCAGTTTCAGATAACCTAACTTTGTTGGTAACCATACCTGCTGGAGACCTACCACTAGCAGATATACCCGCAGCTTGTAATCTTGTGCGGTTAGCGTCATCAGCTATTTGTTTACGTGCCTCTAGTGCAGACAGCTTAGAAAGTACGTCCATTTCCTGCGCTTCAGCTTTCCGCTTGTTACCCAAGAATGTCTGGCTAGCACCAAGTCCTGCCTCACCTATAGCACTAAGCATGTTAGGATTACTGCTAGCCATAAGCCGCATACCCATCTCAGCTAGACCCAGCCACTTGTCTTGGTCTGCCGACTTCTCACGCTTGTCTAAAATATCCAACAGCTTCTGCTCGTAGGACGATGTATTGGGCTGTCCTTCACTTCTGCTGGTCGCACCGCTGCCACCAATAGTAGCTATGCCTGTACGTGTTGCAGGTGTAACTACATTTCCATTCTTAACGCTTTGGTCAAGCAACGGTAGTTTTTCTAAAATTTCTGCTGCGTTTTTGCTTGTGTCTATATCAGTTTTAGGAGGCTCATCATAACTAAATGGAAGCGTTATATTAGCATCTCCAGCCCCACTGGGCACCATAAAGTCTTTTGTAACTGAGGGCGTAGTTGCAGACCCGTCAGCATCAAAATCAAAATAATTAGCTCCCCCGCCAAGTAACGCTGCTGTTGTATTTGCGGTTGTTCCTGCTGCTTTTTTAGTTGTCTCTGCAGCCTTAGCAAGTATGTCGTACATTTCTTGAGAGTTAAAAGCCGCCTCGGGTATTTTAGCAGGTCCGGGTCTATCTTCAAGTTTTACATCTAGGAGAGACATAGGATCAGTAAGAGACATATTATCTGTATCAAATACATACTGACTGTCGGGACGATCTTCTGGACTTACACCTGTAACTACTTGAGTTGCATCTGCTGCTTTTTGTAGTGTGTCCCCTACTCTGTCTGCCCTAGCCTCTTTTTCAAGTGCAGAGGCTGTTTTAAACCTGTCTTGAAAGGTAGGTTTATAGTTAGCAGCGGCCCCTATAGCTCTACCTTGTTGCCCTGCTTCATAAAGATAAGGATCAAGCCTTGTATCATCACTAACGGGGGCATCTTTTTTCTTCATCTGTTCTACGAGTTTTGCAGTTAGCGCAGCATTTGATGTTGGGTCCGCACTACTAGGGGCTACAAAAGCATTCTTTCCTGCAGTCAATCCTGCGGCTCTTTCCGCGTCTAGTCTTGTTTCTGCGAGATCAAATCTTTCATCAGCATCAACATCTTTGTCCTTCATTGCACGTAACCGTCTACGCACTTCAACAGGACTTACAGGGTAATTTTCATTAGCAGTAACTTTAGCAACATCGGCAACGGCTGTAGCTTGCAGATTATCGGCTGCTTGTGCCTCAACAAGTTTAGATACTTCAGGCCCAAATGCACGTTTAATGCCGAAATTATCTTCTAAAACCCAAGGAGCTGCTCTTTCAATACGGTTTGTTTCTTTTTGTGCGACTTCTAATTTTTTCTCAGCGCGATAAACACCTGTATCGGTTTTTTCTGCTTCAGCTAATTCTTTTCGCGCTGCAACTTCTGCTTTTTGGGCTATAGTATGTTTGTCACTTGCTAATTTAATAGCCGCTATTTGTTCTTGTGGTGTTTTTAATTTTTTAATTTGGTCTACAAGTATTTGTTCTACAGGAGTTTGGTTGTCAGGACTGTCGTTAACTAGCAGCTCTTGAAAACGTATATCTTCAAGTGCATCAAATACTTTAGGTTTTGTTGGCACAGTTAGTGCTGTGTTTCTAAGCGCAGCCGCGTCGGTAAATGCTTCTAGCTGCGCGTTACTTGCTGGACGCCCTGCAGTCTCTGCAAGCTCTGTTCCGGGTTCGTCAGCAGTAACGCGAGCTTGGCTTACGCTTTCTTTAGCCGCTTCATCAGAAGTTGCGTTAAACGGAGCTTTGCTAACAGCAAATGGATTTGGCTTAATCTCTCCTGCGGAAACAGTCTCTACTGCGTTTGACTCTAGCGGAACACTAAACGCCTTGCGTGTGTCCGCCGCATCTTGTGCTATTTTCCCAGCCTCGGTTATATCGGCTCGTTGCCGCGCAACCTCTTCCCGTCTTAACGTGTCGCTAAGAGTTTTTTGATTACGTTCTGTTTGTGACGGAGACAACTCACCGCTATATGGATCGCCCTTAATAAGAGACTCTATATATCTTTGAGCGTCTACCATCCTTAGATCATCACCGGACTCAGCGTACCTTTTACCAAGAGTACCTCCGGGTTGTCCCTTAGAGTTAGTAGCCTCTAATGCCCTCATTAGCTCAAATCTAGCTCTTCCAGCTTCATTCCTGTTGTCGGCTTGTTTGCGTAGTTCTTTTTCAGATAGGGTGCTAGTGTCGCCTACGACTACTTCATCACGCACATCAGCATCGCCAGCAGCGGCGAGTGTAGCTAGACCTACAGGCGTGGACATAGAAGATACAGGAACTTGGCTAAACTCATCTTTAGGTAAACCCAAACGAGATGGGTCTGTATTGCCACCCTGACCCCCTGTTGGAGATGAGTACATAGCGCCGTCAGCGGGAGGTAAACTTGCAGACACACCATAGTTATCAGGTGGGACGTTATTTCTATCGCTTGTATCTATGAGAGGAAAAGACTCAGACTCTATAGTTTTAAGCTGTCTTTTTAGTCCACCAGACATAGGGAGATAAGGCACTTTTTTAGCAGCCTCAACTCCACCTACATCGGCTACGCCTTTAACATCTTGTACGCTATTTCTAGGCATAGCTTCTAAGGTGTCTTGCGTCATGCGCCGTGTTTCGCCCGGATAAATAGGGCTATCTTCTGCAAAAGTAACAATAACTTGGTTTACAGCGCCTCCCGGAGCCATTTTTAAAATACCACCACTAGCCATAGTAGCTATGCCTGTATTTTTCGTTGTGTCAGTCTTAGGGGCCATAGACTGTGCCATGCCACTAGCAACATCTTGAGGCATACCTGCCACGTTAGTCTGTGGTGTAGGGGCTGGAGCTGCGCCCATTAGTCCTTCAAGAACAGTAGGCTGACCTAGCCCTTCTTGCCGTGTCTGCTCATCGCGCATCTCTTTGCGGGTATTCGCTTCTACTAGAAGCATAAAAGGCGGGGGACCAGAAGGATTAGGATTCTGCATACCCTGCATTATCTGTTGGTCACTCATACTTTTAACAGTATTTTCGTGAGCCTCATAGTTAGTAGCAATACCCATAATTAACCCCCGTAGGCTTTATAGAGAGATAGTCCCGTAAGACCCGCACCCGCTGCTTGTTGGAACATTCCCGGCTCTCGCACAGGGGTGGTGGACGTACCTTCATACGAAGTTGTACCTGTAGCAGCAATCGGCATCCCTGATAAAATACCTGTCATGTTACCAATCTGCTGTGCAGTGTAACCTTCTTTTTCAAGGAAGTTTTGATAGTCAAGGTCAAGCTGCGCTTGGTCTCTACCTTCTTCAGCAGCACCAAGTCCTTCTAGCAACTGCATATCTTGTATCTCGGTTTGCCGTTCTAGTTCGCCCAAGGCTACTGAATCTTTAGCAAGTCCTGAACCTACGCCCAATGCGTCAAGTCCTTGTTGAGCTGCAAACTGATCTGCATCTTCAGTAGACTTCTCATACCGTGCAAGTTCTGCGGCTTTAGACTTATCAACATCCATATCGGCAGTTCTGGAGGCGGTAAACTGATTGCTTGCATCCTTATAAGCATCTTGCAGCCCTTTGTCTTGCAGCATACCCATGCGGTTCATCATAGAATCTTCAGCTAGGAAGTTACGCACCGCACCGCGTGATCCACCAAATGCGCCTGCTTGTACTGCCTGTGAGTTTCTAAGCCCTTGAGTACGCTGATAGTCGCGCATGGCTTCCGACTTCTGTCGATCCACAACATTCTGCGTGTAGGGATTCATATACTGCCCTACATTGTCGCCCGTAAACTTAGCAGCGTCAGCATAGTCGTACTGGCTAAACTCATTAGGGGTGTAGTCACCCAAGCCTTCTGCGGTAGCCATGCCATCAGTCATGTACGTTTGTGCAGCCCCAAGCCCCGTTATACCGTCTCCAGTAGCGATATCACGCGTACCCGATATAGCATCAAGCGTATCTTGACTCTGCTCTGCAAACCGATCGCCTGTATAAGGGTTATATTCCTTACCGTACTCAGCTTCGGCTTTGGCTAGATTACGTTCAAAATAAGGTTTAGCCCATGCAGGTAGGTCTGCAGTCGAAGAACCCTGATTGGTTGTTGTGGTATTGTATGTCTTGCTTCCAAAACTCATTGGGAAATCTCCATTTTATAAGCCGTATACTCTGGTTCCCAGCCATACTTTTCTAAGCATCGTCCCCACGCTTTGCGCCCGTAACCTTCAAGATGACTACAGTTATTATTTATAGCGTACTCACGTAGTGTAGCCTGACATAAATCTAAGACTTTCATCATATTACTACCACCAACCCAGTCTATCGCTAACCCCCGCTTAGTAGGGTATTCTAGTATGCGGGTCGTAAACACCATCATAATAACATCATCTTTAACAATAATCCATAACGTATGAAATTTACGCTTAATATCGTCATACACACTCTTAGTAGTAAATTTACCGCCTGTAGTCTGCACTGCACGGCCTATAAATTCTTCAACTTGAGGCCACACCGAATCTACATACTCAGCAGGTACAGGTGTTATGACAGAGAGGCTTTCTGTAACTACGTCCTTCATGCGGTCATCATCTTATTAAGTTCCTTAGCTGCATTAGAACCCGCGTCATTTACCTTATCTACGTTTACTCCTGCACCTTTTAATGCTTCATAAGCATCTTTACGTAACACAAACTCACCATCTGCAAGCAGTACATCTTGTGTAGCATCGCCGTCTTTAAGCTGTGCTGTTATTTTGTCATCTGTGCCTGACCCATCACCGTTGCCGCGCACTTCACCGTTCTCACCACTTGCAAATCGTTTACGAGTTTCATCAGCCTCACCAGTACGTACACTATCTACTAATTGCATTAACGCAGGTTTGCCGTATTGTTCTACATATTGAGCAATAGCAATTTTATCTTCGTTGCTAATGTCCATATCGCCACCTCTAGCCATACCTTGTACTTGTAGTCCGTTACGTACAGCACGTTCAGCGGCATTAATTAGGTCTTTCTCGTTACCACCCAGCGCAAACTGTACATCACCACCTTCAGCCATACCTAGTGCGGCACGAGCGCCCCCTATAGCACCGCCGAATACAGGGCTAAGTCCTTTGTATAACGAGTTAGTAGGGGCTTGCGAAGAGGCCGCACTAGAAGCATTAGCACTCTGCACGTATTGCTCTACAGGGTCTATATTATTGTCGAACCCGTTTTCTATTAATTGAGTGTTATCAGTAGCTGTGGTTAATTCATTAAGTGGTTGAGCTAACCTATCTGCTGAACTACCAGCACCGCCTTTACCCCCAAGACCAGAACTAGGACCAGAACCTCCGCCACCACTACCAAATGTCTGCTGCTCCTGATGCGAAACGTTCATTAAAAACTGCATCCTTTTTTGGTCAAACTCTGGATCACCATACTTGTTATCTAAGTATGCGCCGTATTGTTGTAGTCCACCCGTCTGCCCACTAATACCACCTCTGCGGGACATCTGATCCATATGCACCTGATTCCGCCCAAGACTACCACCCTCACTCATGGTTAACACGCCAGCGCGTTTGTCAGTGTTGTATTTAAAAAGAGCCTCATAGGAAGGGTTAGTATCCGAATAACCGTTTGCAATCAGCCATTCAGCAGGGGGGCTTAATACCTGCTGTTTAGCAAATTCGCTTTCAGTTGAAATAGCAGGCATGGTGCTAGTAGGTGCAGTAGCTTGCGTACCTGCAGAGCGGCGTACCCCAGAGATACCACCATCATCGCCCCCCTGCATGCTTCTTTGCGTGTCTAACTCTAACGCTAAAGAATTACCCGTTTCGGGGTTAATTTCATAGCTATTACCAAACATATTCATTTTAAATTGCTTAGAGGTATCACCGTCTCTATAATAAGAACCTTGTATACGATTTCCACCTTCCCGCGCTTTAGTAAGTTCTTCTTTAGTATATGTTGATGGACTCGCACCTTTTACAGGTTCGCCACTAGCAAGAACCGCATTGTCCCCGGACTGACCCCCCGACTGTGGGGTATTATACCGATTATATGTGAGTCCTGCAGCAACACCTACTGGTCCTAGCGCCATGCCACCTAACATAGGAAGCAACGACTGTATTCCTGTAATAGGTCTATCGGTACTAGACCCGTCTGAGTTAGTTTTCGCTTGCGGTACTCTAGGACTACTTTCGTATTTGGCCCTGTTAGTGTTTTCGTTATCTGAACTGCCTTTACCTGAAGCAGCTCTATCTGCTTTGGTCGCTACCTTCCCAGTGCTTTCATTAATTAGATCACCGCGCTCATAAGAGTAACCATCATTAGGCGTAAATGTATTAGCTACGCTTTCTTCAAAGCTGTTGCCGCCACCAACTGTATTAGCCCATGCACCCATTAGAAAATATCCTTCATACTACTATCCTCAGTTCACCGCCAGCAGTCTTGTAGACACTGTTAACGGCTAGTCCGCCAGATACTGCTGCTGTGTTATTAGCAAACACAGGGAGATTAGTCATCACTATAGTTGTACCCCGTATAGGGCCGGGATTACTCATCTGCTGTGCATACAACGCAAAGCTACGCGTCATCTGTGCAAAGTATCCTGCATCGTATTCTACAGGTACATCGGCAAAAAATGGAATAGGTACTTCAGTAGTCATTATCGTCTCCCATCTGGACGTACATCTATTCTGGGAGTACCTAGTCGCCATGATACCCCCAACACACCTGCTGTTGAAGCTAACTTTAATGCTATAGATCGACCTCTAATGCGTATATCTACTTCTTCAGTAAATGTACCTACAGGTATTGATTGCCCTGTTAGTGTGTTATCCTCAGTACCAAAAGCACTACCACCCGGACTATTTCTAGCAGATAGACTAAGTTCTGCTGTGGCTGTAGCACCACCTGTAGAGTTTCTAAACGATATGTCGGGTAGTAGCCTGCGCCCAAACATAAACTGATTACCGCTACTTAGCTCTATAGGACTAGATTCTATAAATGCCCCTATACTAGATGCAGGAGATGTACTGCCATCATCAGTGCCAAACTCATGTGTGTATAAGTACCCATCTGTAGCCGCAGCTATAGGGTTTCCTGCGTGAGTATTATCCATCCATGCAGTGCGGTTAAGGTTGCCATAATACCAAATGTTTTGAGCGTAATTAAATACTACGTACTTATTATTGTTCAGAGAATTTAAAGACGGGTAGAACCACCACACCTCAGAAAAGGCTGTATTGCTACCTGCCATCACTTTAGATTGTTGTGCTAAGTTTAAGTCTGCAAATACGTATTCTTTTACTGTGCAGGGTATTTCTTTAACATTACCATTATATAGATAGAACTGCCCTCTACCCATCCAGTACACAGCATCTCCTATAGCTACAGCAGCGTTCTGCCCCGTTATAGAAATGTTTCTAGATACTTCCGAAAGGCCATAAATAAACGGATCACCTACATACTGCAGCGCGTGTGCAGACATATCTGTTAAAACAAGTATCTGTTGTTTGGTTTGCACCGCTGCAATAATGGCACTGCCTGAGCTAAGTTGTAATTCTCCTGCAGTGTTAGTGTCTAGGGTACGCCATTCAACTGCGGATTCTTGACTAGAAAATCTAATCGTTAACGGGTCTTGTGTGCCAGAAGCACCTTCAGGATCGCACCCAAATGCAATTACGTGTCGATCTTTTTCAGATACTAGAATAATAGCGGCTACAGTAGGCGCAGATTGTGCGTTGGTTAAATCGCTTAATGCTACTGCTCTTGCGCCGAACCCACTTGAAGTATCCCAATAAAATATACCCCCATTACGTACACACATAATAAGGTCTTCGCCAAAGTTATCCTGCGACCATAAGCGTAATGATTCAGCCGGAATGGTTATATCAGCCTCAACTCCCCACCCTCTATTAGGATCGTTCCACGGTCCCGCACCCCAACCTGCGCCAAAAGTAGCATTATCTTGCCCTGTATTTATTTGGTACGCAGCCTTAGAACTAGCTCCACCATTACCGGTATCAGAGCCATTAGCTGTAGCCGTAGCTATAAACTTATAGCTATTTGCGTTTACTACCTCATATATTTGATATTCACGATTTAGCACCGCAGCCGTTATTTGACCTCCTAGCCCATCAGGATTTGTTGATACTCCCGAAAACGTAACAAAGTCATTTGATGCCGCTCCATGTGACGTATCGGTAGCAGTTATTATGTTTGACCCGTTAGTAGCTGCAAACGTAACCGCATTGTTAGATGACCGGATAGGAGTTACATCGTTAGCTTGAATACCTTCAAATACATAAAACTTTAGGCTAGTACCCGCACCTATGAAGTTTCCTCCTGTTAGGCTAGTCCAGTTAAACAACGACCTACATGCGCCTAAAATAGCTATAGGGTTAAACTTTGCCCAACCTCCAATAGTTTCAGGAAAACCCATACGAAACCTAATGCGATTACTATCAAACCAGCCACCATCATTACTATAGCGAGTTACGTCACGGACAATTCCGGGTTTAAACTGTAGTTTCGTATAGGCCATAGACGGGTCTCCTAGAACATTATCTCAAAGTGCGGTGCGTCTATAAACGGTCTGCGAGCCTGTGATCTGCGTGTATCTATGTACGAACACATAGCATGTTCTGCTGTACCGTCATAGGCACCTAGATCATCAATAGTCCATGCAGCGCCCCACCGTAACTTAACACCTGCAGCCTCCGCGCCTTCTTTCATGGCATCGGCAATCTCATCGTACAGATTAAGTTCCCATCGACCACCATCACAGTAAGCCATTAGGTCTACGGCGTTACCATCAATGTGTTTTGATTTCATGGTTTGCGATGCGCCCTTTGCTACTAAGGCGCGCTGTTCTTCTATTGTCCGCAACCCGCAGATCACCGAGAAGTCTTGTTTGGTAACACCTATGGCGTACTTCACGACAGTTATCAGACTTTCGTTTACACCTTCTAGCCTAGACAGACTTCGTTTACTTAGCTTGTATCCCATAACTATTTCTTCCCAAAAAACTTGCTTACAGACCGCATACCTATACTAGCACTAACGATCCCACCCAACGCAATTTGATACCACTGAGGCATAACTTCCAAAGCCATAAAGCCCTTAGCAACTATGTCATTTCCCCAATCCCCGCAGAAGGCTAATATTAGTGGAATACTGAAAAGTAGGGTAATCCATTCATCCTTCCAAGAATTATCAGCGCCCTTTATAGCTGCAATATCCCAATCAATCTCACCTGTGAGTTGCTTCTTACGCACCTCTGCTTCGGTCAGTTTGATCTGTGTCTTACCGTCTATTACCGAGGTAGCTAAACCTGTAAGACTGCTTATAAGTTGTGTTATCATTTCTCTGATCCTAGCCATACCGCAAACGCGCCCGTCATGGACCCAGAACAAATTGATATCATCGCGGACTGCTGTGTAGACAAATCCTCTAAAGTCATCCCCCACTCCAGAACCCGTATATACATCACGGTCATTACAAACATCATAAGTCTCGGCATAAGACGATATTCTAGTATAGTCTTAAAAGTTATAGACATCAGAAACCTCCTTTAAGGCCATCTAATATTTCGGACAAACTAGGTCGTTTATCCTTCTTTTCATAGACGCAACTAAATACCTTCGGACACTCTGAAAAACTAAGCGTAGGGTAATGATATCCCAGCCCACCAAAACCCGCACTGAATCTATATACACATACCTTTTGGTCATTTACGTCTGTAAACCTCTTCCATAGGTGACACTTTACATGAGTTGGATTAGCAACCCCCACAAGTGTTACTGATAGTATTAGCGCATTTATCACTGTGTAGCCAATACTATTAAATATAGGCCACCACCTAACACACTAAGGATACCTAAAGACAGGCCACCAATAGCTGCATTGTTTGCCATCTGTCTCTTTGCTTCCATAGCTGCGTACACCGTATCTTCTCTTTCTTTGCGTATCTGTCTACGCATACCTAACATCTCATCGTAGGTTCCTAAACCGAACCTGTAATCTAACATAAACTTAATCTCTTTTTCTTTCTCAAGCAAAGTTTTCTTACGGATAACAATATCCATAGCCTGTTGTTCTATGTTGTCAGAACCTTGAGTTTGTTTGTCTAGCCACGTAGGGTTCTTACGTTGAGACTCCGCACGGGTAATGTCCGCAACTGCACAGTACCAAGACCCAAGTTGCTTACTAACATCCTGCATCTCACGGCCTGCGCCAACCAATAGTTTTACGCCTTTAAAGGCTGCATTAGCTGCTGCAAAAGCTGTAACGGGGTCAATCATATATCGTTACCTCTGCAGAACTTACTCCATACGGTTTAAGATCGCTAGTAACATCAAGATAGTGGCACCTGATGTACCTATTAGAACGGTCTCAAGGCGTTTTATCCTAGTAAAAACCTCTTTAAATTGTATTCTAACTTCTGTCTGCACAGCGATCATATCCCGTTCTAGCGCCGAGACGCGCTCATTCATATCTGGCATTGCTACTAAAACACCCCACCACCAATAGAGGCAGGGGCAGTAACAGTAATAGCAACATCTTTTCCTTCTGCCCCTGTCCACGGATTTTTACATTTAGGGCAAGTACCTTCAGGATAAGAAGCAACTTTTTCAGGGGCGTCTACTGCATTACCACACGAAGCGCAGTGGATAATATCCTTACTTGTAGCGGGTGCCCCCATAACCCCACCGGGCATTGTTATAACAGTATCAACCATATCATCACCTCTAATCATTAATTTAGCTAGGCTCAACGGGCCAAGTTACATTTGCAGGAAACCCAGCTTGTGTAGGTACGGCACGTAATGCAGCACGATAAGTAATCCATGCGTCTGGCATGGTAACGTCACTGCCAGCCATCCAATCGCAAGCCGCTAGTTTGGCGTTACGTTCTTCACGGACTAAAACTTCTGGTGCAATAGGCGCAGGTTCTGGATCAGACTCTACAACAGGGATGTTTTCTACAACCCACTTTGTGCCCTCCCATTTAGCAAGCTGGCTGTAAGTTATAGTTGGTGGTGCAGTCTCTACACAGCCTGCTGGGATAAGCCAATTATTACTATCCAAAGGGTCTTGGTCTGCTGTTGTAATGCCTACATAGACACCATTTAAATCTGTTTGATATACGTTCATATCGGCGTCTCCTTAATATTTAATGCAAGCAAGCAGGGCAATGTTGCGTGATCGGGTTTCACCTCCCCTGTTATCAAAACTTAGTGAGATAAGAGGTGACACATTACCGCCAGAGTATATTTTGGGCGAGGTGGTCCCGTCCATTGGGACAGCTACACTTGTGGCACTCCCAGTTACCCCTGAGAAGAATCTAGCTCTTGAAAAGTTATTGGTCCGTTGCGCCTGTGCAGAGCCGAATACACGGTCGGCATCAATCTCACGGCCATCATCCCAACCACGCATAAATTCACCACGAAGGTCTGGAACAAGGAATGTTGTACTGTCATCCCCAGCGCCAAAAGTTGTTCCTATTGCTGTAAACAAAGCAGAATAAGTTGAACGGGACACCTCTGCACCGTTAGCTTTTAAATAGCCAGAAGGCGCAGTGTTAGCTGCGTGGTAGATTACTCCTCCTACGGGATAAAAAGTACCAAGATCAGCAAATGACAAATCAGTGCCATCGGACGTTAGAACTGTTCCAGCAGCGCCTTTAGCTAGTCTGGCTGTTTCGCCAGAAGCGTTACCGTACAATATACTGCCGCGAGTAAGATCGGTTAATTGATTTATTTCAGTTGCATCGGCTGTTACACCATCAAGAATATTTAACTCGTCGCCCGTAGACGTAACCGGTGTAGAGCCAATGGTTAATTTATCTTGAGGCACCACCAATCCAGCCGCGCCACCAAGAATTAAATCATCCTCACTTGCATCCCACTGCATGTATGCACTGGCCGTATCTCCAAAAAACTTAACGTCGTAACCTGTATCATCAATGCCTACTGTTAGTGTGCTGTCTAATTGTACAGCGCCGTCAATATCTACAGCATCAAGGTTTGTGATTCCGTCTACGTCTAGGTCTGTACCAACGAACAACTTCTTAGCTATACCAACACCACCGTCAACAATCAAAGCGCCTGAAGTTGAGCTGGTTGAATCAGTATCAAGATTTAAATTAACAGCGCCGCTTGTATCAAGAGTTCCTACAGTAGTATTACCAGAAGTAATACCACCAGACACACTCAGATTAGTAACGCCCAACGTGCCAATCTCAGCCACGGCTGCGCCAGTACCTGCACCATCTAAGTATACGAGCTTGGTTTGTCCTGTCGGAATTATAACTTCATTGCCAGAACCCTGCTTTACACTAATGCTTTGAGAGCCGGTTGTGCCGTTCTCAATGTACATCACTCGGTTTATTGTAAGGGGAGCTATAGTTAATGTTCTTGTAGCAGTTAAGTTGAGGGTTGATGTAACTTTAAAGTACATAGCCCGTACTGGATCAGTCGTGCCATCCGCTATGACAGTTTCTTTGTTTGCGTCTTGGTCAAAAGTTGCCTCTGTACCAAAGCCCATAGCCTCTGCAATTAGTTCGAGATTTGTGTTAGTTGTATCGCCCCAAGTGCCAGTTTGGTCGCCTGAACCGATCTCTTCTAGCCGAAGATCATTTGCATATGTACTAGCCATGTGAGTTTCCTAAGCTGCTATTCTTGTCCAGATTGTGTTCGGGTCTGGAACTAAGTTACCCCATGTTGTGTTCGGGTCTGGAACTAAGTTACCCCATGTTGTGTTCGGGTCTGGAACTAAATTACCCCACACAGTTACATTTGCTATCTGCCCTGTAGCCAAGACTCCAGTTAGAATTACAAAAGAGCCTCCAGCAACTGTAACTGATCCTACACTACTTGTACCGAAAACACTAGCAACAGATACACTAGCGCCAGCGGCTACAGTAACATCGTTAGTAGATGCAGTACCAGAAACACTGCCAATCGAAAAATTAGCGTCAGCGGTTACAGTAACATCGTTAGTAGATGCAGTACC